TCGTCAATCATTGTCCGTTACCTCCATTATTGCCAGTTATTGCGACCTCAGTCTGTAGCATAGCCGCTGCTTGCTGCACATCGCGCTCATCCCTAGCTTCCTGATTGGCCTGCCATTCCTCAAAATCTTCTGTTGCAATACCTGCTCGTGTCAAACTATCACGATACTCCTTATCGGTAATAGAGCCCGCTTGCCATTCCTTCATCAACTGGCTTCGCTCATCCGAACCAAGTTGCACAAGGTCAAACTCCGAATTTAGATCAAACTGGATTGAGCCATCGTTTTCAATTGCGGTACGGTCGCCCAAACCAACCAGATAAGCACACCATTCAAATGCAAACTTGTAGGCAGCACCAACATTCTTTGCCACGCTTGACAATACCGAAGTTTCAGCGGCTTCGTCCTGCGAAGCCTCGGTTGCTGTGCGCTGCACTTGTTTTTCTTCAACCAGCTTTGCACCCAACGCAACCATACGCTTTTCTTTGCGTTCCATTTCGGCTGCAATAGCGTCTGTGTCACTTGCTTGTATCAATTCAAACTTGCCGTTTTCTGGCAACAAAACACCAATGCGCGAACCTAGCTTGATTTCGCCAAACTTTTCAGCCCATTCAGCAGTAAGCCCGCTTGCAACCGGCGTAGCCTGCCCGCAGATGAAAAGCATTTCTTCGTGGTCGGCAGAATTGCGATAATGCGAGATATTCAGATCACATAATGCAAACATAGAAGGCGGTTCAACTTTGCCGTCATTTGCTTTAACGCCAATAAATGTAAACGGAATTTCGTCTAACGGTTTACCATCTGGCCCATTAGGAGTTACCGATAGTTCCGGCACTAAATTGCCATCGCGCCAAATCTCTACACGATAAATACCATCTTGAAGAATTAAGCAACGCTGTTGAATTGCAATTTCTCGGGTGAAAATGTCAGACGCTTCTTTACGGTAATCTTCGTCAAGTACTACCAGCGATAGTTTAGATTTGGCACCGATTTTGATATAATCCCAATTCCTAATACGCTCCGGGTGATATAGCGCAACAGTCGGCCTAATGTTGCCTAATTCCAGATCAGCAACACTAGTCACACCTTCAACTTTAGGATAATCGATATACAAACCGGCACGGCTATAACTCAACGCATATTCGCAAGCCAATTTAGCTTGCTGAACAGCAGTAACGCCTGCGCCATCAATGTCGGCCTTTACGATGTTCAACCTATTAGGAACTTCGACATTCGGATTGCGAAGGAATATCTGCCCTATAAGCCCTTCTAAAGTTCGCTGCGCAACATTGTAAAAAACAGCGCGTTGCTTATAACCTAAATATCGCGCGTTTGTGCCTACAGGTTGTGCGTCCGTGTCTGGATCGGGCAGATACAAAGTCCCGCGAGCCTTGACTGCTTTAGAGCCTTTAACGCAATCGCTAATCAACTGGTACTGATCCAGCACAGCTTGCAAATCAGGATGGATATAATTAGCGCTCATGTTAAACCACCCTTAGTATTTTATAAAACTTATAGATAAACACAAAACACAGCCAAGCCGATTAAAATAAAGCCTATTGCAATTGCTGCTATTGTACTCATGTAGGCATCCTAATCTTAACAGTACCCGGAAGCGCCGAACGATTAGCGCCCTTCAAACAACGATAGCGCCAAGCGTCATACATGTGATCTTCCGCGTCGGTTGCAACATCTTCAATATTGTCCTCATCGCGAGGAATGCTAGGTACGGTTTCAATGCTATCCCTACAATTATCCATAACATACAACGCGGGGCCTTCCCCGTCTATAGCGGCTTGCAAACGATCACGAATTAGTATCAGCCCGTTCTTGCGCGACCCCGGCGACTTGTCGCTATCAGTCCACTTTATACCTTTCTTGGCGAATTTCGTCTCAATCGTATCGCTTTCGCTGTCAATGACATTGCGAATTTGATTATCGGCGGGACCGGGGTAAGGCTGCGTCTCAATCCAACCGTTTTCCAACAATTTTGTTTCGTAATCAATTATTTTCTGCGCGCATAAATCAGGCCCCCATTTCAAGCCTTTGTTAGTCCCTACACGTTCGGTTGCGTAGATTTCGCCAATTTGAATTAGAGTTCCTTTTGGCGGTGTAAATTTTTTCCCCGTAAGCGGCAAAGTAACTTCTTCGCCGTTCGCCTCAGCCCACCAAGCGCAAGCAAAGGGATGACTAGAGCCCCAATCCATGCTTCTGTCGATGCGCCAATTTCGCGGCACCTTGAACCGTGGCAAGACATGCTTTTCTTTTCGCCATAAGTCATCTAATGCACCTCCTGCTGTAATATCCCAATCTCCATAAAGCCAAGCCCTTCGCAAATTAGGGTCTTTAATCGCATCAAGTTCGGCAACATATTTTGGATCGAGATATTTGTTTTCGCGATAGCTACCAAAAATAGCAACTTGCGTTCGCGTAAATTCTTCTTCCTGCTGAGTTTGTGGATTAAACACTTTGGTTGTTTTTCTGACAACTTTGCCGTAAGGTGCGGGATCAATAAATTCGCGCTTTACCCAATTCTTACCGGGTCCGCTGCTATTAGTTGTAGCAAAGACTTCCAAAGGAATAGGCGGCGGCAATTCACCGTTAGGCCCGTAACCTGTATCCGAGCCTACCCATCCGTCCTTTTCAGGCGTGTAGGAACAGCGATTTATCGACATTAGTTTGTCAAACAATTCGGACGTTGGATATTTCGTCAGTTCGTTTGGTCCGACGAATGGCGCTTCCCAACCGTGGACCCCATCGTAATCGCTTAACTTCTTGAAATGTCTAAATAAAAGTTCCTCGCCCGTAGGCCATACCCATTTGTAATCGCTAGGCGAACTAAGGAATTTTGCACCGTCGTTAAACTTAGGAAAGAAGCGCTTTGACTGCGCAACAATATCGCCTAAGTTCTTAAACTCTCTATCATAAATAATTCCACGCCAGTAAGGCCCGTACCCTTGACCAACACGAGACCGAAACTTCATCAATTGACAAACTGACTTGCCGGGGCCACGAGTACCGCAGTATAACGTGATATGGCACGGACTAACTAATGCAAGTTCCTGCGAAGTTCCCCAAAGTGGTTCCCATACAACATTACTCTGTACGGCTTGCATCTGCATCTTCGATCAATTTACTTTGCTGGCGAACAGTTTTTAACTCCCATTCATCTAACGTAGGAGTAATAGGCACTTTCATTACATTATTAGCAATGCCTACATTTGTAGTGACGTTGACTTGAGCAGGTGCATCCTTCGGCATAAACCCTGCTACATCGGCAAATAAACGTAACCCGTTAATCTTATCTTTATCGTCGCTCGCAAGTTCCACAACAGTACGCAACTTCTCGATGTACTCGCGCTTGGTCCATCCGAAACCAACATCGCCCCTTGCTTCTCGCAAGACTTCCAATTCGCGCTGTAAATCTGGATCGGTCTGCCAAATCTCACTAATGATTATGTAATGCCCCATATCCCAATTTAACTCAGGATGAGCTTTGCCCACATTCATTGCCGCTTTATAGCCGGTAGCCTGCTCGCGCGAAGCACCTAGCCGCGCAATTTCAGCGGCAACCAGCTTAATCATTTCGTCACGGTTTATCACAGAAACTTGCATTACAAACGTCTATATCGGATTAAGGCGCGGTACAAGCTATCGTTTGGCAGCCGCCGCTAATTTAGCTTGCAGACGATCATGTCCTGTATCATTTTCTTCCATCAAAGCACTATATGCATTCTTTAAAACTTCTTGATCTTTCTCACCAAAGGTAGAAACAATCTGGTCAAATACTTTTTTGAACTCCGGCAGCTTTGCAATTGCAGGACCGACAACCGGTAGCATCCCAAGAATATCTGTAATTTTGAACACTGATCTTCTCCTACTTAATTGCGTCAAGCATAGCAGTTACAGCTAAACGGGCTTCGGCTATAGCTACACCATAATTGCTGCTATTTCCTGCTCGGTAAGCCGCCCTCACACCAATCACAGCGGCATAAGCCTGATTGTCCAGAGCAGCGGCTTTCGCGGCGCGTTCGCCCTTCAATAAGCCGCTGTCTACGGCTATTTCCAAAGCTGTGCGAGAAGCTTTGTAAGCAAGTTCAACGCCGATTGCGCCTTGTTCGTCGAGAACAGTTTGGTTCGCCGCAACCACAGGCCCTCCCGCCATCGTACTCATTAATCCAGCGCATCCGGGAAGCGATAGTGACAAAGATATAGCGGCTATAATTGAAAATGATTTCTTCATGGCAACGCCTCTTTTACGCGAATTTAATCCAA